TGTAGAGCAAACCGCAGCTCCTGAGGAAACGCAAGGTGCTGAACTAAAAGAAGAAGACGTTCTTAGTTTTATTAAGAATAGATATGATAAGGACATATCATCGGTAGACCAATTGTTTGAAGAAAAAGAAAACAATGTTGAACTACCAGAAGATGTGTCAGCTTATTTTGAATATAAAAAGAAAACTGGTCGTGGCATTGAAGATTATGTTAAATTAAACAGAGACTTTGATTCCTTAGATGAAGACCAAATTTTAACTGAGTATCTTTTAGCCACTGAAGAGGGCATTGATAAAGAAGATGTTGAATTATTGATGGAAGATTATTCCTATGATGAGGAACTTGACGATGAATCTGATATTAAAAGAGCTAAGTTAAAAAAGAAAAAAGCAATTGTAAAAGCTAAAAAGTTTTTCAATGAACAAAAAGAAATGTATCGCCAGCCACTTGAGTCAAGTGTAACTGGTATTTCTGAGGACAATGAAGACTATAAAGCTTACAAGCAATACGTTGAGAATGCAAAGACTCAGTCAGAAGAGCAGGCTAGGAAAGTAGATTTCTTTAACAAAGAAACTGACAAGGTGCTTAATCAAGACTTTAAAGGTTTTAAGGTCAGTATTGATGACGCTAATTTGTTGTACAATCCTGGAGGTTCTGTAGAAGAGATTAAAAAATCTCAATCAAGCGTTATTAATTTTATTAATAATCATTTGAATGAAGATGGATTAGTTAAAGATGCGGCTGAGTATCATAAAGCATTAGCAGCAGCAATGAACCCTGACAAGTTCGCAAGGTTTTTTTACGAACAAGGTAAGGCAGCAGCAACGGAAGACGTAACTAGAAAAATGAAAAATATTAATATGTCTACACGTTCTGCTCCAGAAGTTGTTTCTAAAGGAGGAACTCAGTTTCGTGCAATTAATCCAAGCGAGAGCAGAGGTTTAAAGATTAAGAGTATTAAAAGAAAAAATTAACAACATTTTAAAAATTAAAAAATGGCAGGACAATTATTAGGGCCAGACACTACTCCAGTAGGACCAGGGTTTGCGCTACAGCCAGCACCACAACAAGTGCCGTTGGCTACAAATTACATTACTGATTTCAACTTTTTGAATCAGTACTTACCAGACACTTATGAAAAAGAATTTGAGCGTTATGGTAATAGAACTATTTCTTCTTTCTTACGTTTAGTAGGAGCTGAGCTACCAAGTAACTCAGACCTAGTAAAGTGGGCAGAGCAAGGAAGATTACACACTAAATATACAGAGTGTGGAACAGGAGCAGTAGTTGATGGAGACAATGTAACATTCGACATTAACGATGCATTAGTACCAGACAGAGCTGCAACAGGCTTAACAGCTGGAACTATCGCTATTCGTGTAGGTCAAACTGTTGTTGTTTCTAACAATGATGATTCAGGAGAATATAAAGGAATCGTAACTGCAGTAGGTGTTGCAGGAGGATTGAACGACAACCAAATTACTGTAGCTTTCTATAACGCTGCAGGTTATACAGGTGGAACAGGCGCAGGTAATGCTGATGCAACTATCTTTATCTATGGTTCTGAATTCAAAAAAGGAACAGCAGGAATGCAAGGTTCTTTAGAGGCTGAAGATGAAATCTTCGACAACTCACCAATCATCATCAAAGATAAGTATGCAGTATCAGGTTCTGATATGGCTCAAATCGGATGGATTGAAGTGACTACTGAAAACGGAGCTTCAGGATACCTATGGTATTTGAAGTCTGAGCACGAAACTCGTTTACGTTTTGATGACTACTTAGAAACAGCTATGATTGAAGCAGTACCAGCAGAAGCAGGTTCTGGAGCAATTGCTGCTGGTGGAGATGTAGGAAACAAAGGTTCTGAGGGTGTATTCCACGCAGTAGAAAACAGAGGAAATGTATGGGCAGGTGGTAACCCAACTTCACTAGGAGATTTCGATACTATCATTTCTCGTTTAGACAAGCAAGGTGCTATTGAAGAAAACGTACTTTTCTTGAACAGACAATTTGGATTTGACATTGACGATATGTTAGCTGCTCAAAATTCATACGGAAGCCCAGGTGGTACTTCTTATGGTCTATTTGATAATGACATGGAAATGGCATTGAATCTTGGATTTACTGGATTCCGTAGAGGATATGACTTCTACAAGTCTGACTGGAAATACCTAAACGACCCAACTATGCGTGGTGGTTTAACTGGAACAGGTGCTGTAAATGGTTTATTAGTACCAGCTGGTTCAACTACTGTTTACGACCAAATCCTTGGAAAGAATGCTAAGCGTCCTTTCTTGCATGTACGATACAGAGCTTCAGAAACTGAAGACAGAAAGTACAAGACTTGGATTACAGGTTCAGCTGGTGGTGCAATGACATCTGATTTAGATGCGATGGAAGTAAACTTCCTATCTGAAAGATGTGTATGTACTATGGGTGCAAACAACTTTGTGATTTTCCAATCATAAACTAAATAATAAGGTAGGGGTCGCAATTTGCGACCTCAACCTTTTTTAATAATTAAATTATAATCAAATGAAAAAAAATGTATTGGTCAACAAGACCTATAAACTTACCAAAAACGCAGCACCACTTTCTTTTATGCTGCCAACTAGAAACTCAAGTAGATATCCATTAATGTACTTTGATGAAAGTACAGGAACTAACAGAGCTTTGCGTTATGCAAGAAACCAAAAAAGCCCATTTGAAGATGAGCAAGATGGTAATGCTATTGTAGAACCAATTGTTTTTGAAGACGGATTCTTATCTGTTCCAAGAACAAATCAAGTGCTTCAAGAGTTTTTACATTATCACCCAATGAACGGAAGTAAGTTTGTTGAGGTTAATACTGAGAAAGATGCTCAGAAAGAAATGGACAAATTAAACAACAGAGTAGATGCTCTTATAGAGGCCAGACAACTTGATATAGACCAGGTGGAAGCTTTGGCTAGAGTGTTGTTCAATACAGACACGTCTCGAACTACATCAGCAGAGCTAAGAAGAGACATTCTTATATTTGCCGAGCAAGAGCCAGATATGTTTTTAAGGTCTGTTAAAGACCCTGCGTTAAAACTTAACTCTAAAATAAAAGAGTTTTTTAATTATAAGGTATTAGTTTTCAAGAACAATAAGAAAGATGTATACTTCAATACTGATAAGAACAAAAAGAGAATGCTTAATATTCCTTTTGGGGAAGACCCTTACTATGTGATTGCAAGCTATCTTCAATCTGATGAGGGTATTGAAGTATTAAAGTTTCTTGAAAAGAACTTGGATAATAAAAAATAATTTATATTTTTGCAAAGTACTTCATAATAATAGATGGAGCTGATTACTCCAACCAATCAAGAAAGAGGCTGTAGAAATGCAACCTCTTTTTTTTTGCTTATCTTTGTAGTAAATAAATTAACAGATGAGCATAATAAATTCAGTACGAGAAACTGTACTGTCGGTTCTTAATAAAAATAACTATGGGTATATAACTCCTAGTGATTTTAATTTATATGCCAAGCAAGCGCAGCTAGATATTTTTGAGGATTACTTTTATCAGTATAATTATCAAATAAATAAAGAGAATGCTAGGCAATCAGGGATTGGATTGGCAGATATAAAACAAATTTATCAGGATGCTATCGAATTGTTTTCGGAGCAGCAACCTCTTGCACCAGTATATCTTAACGGAGCTAATGAGGTAATCATTTCACCATCGGCTACTTCTACGTACAGCGTGCCGACTACAGCCACAACAGGCTCAGACTATTATTTGATAAATAAAGTTTTATTGCTTACAAGATATTTAGTCGCTAATAGCACTAACACGTTAGCTAGCGTAAATGAATTAGTTGACAACACTCAAAACTTTTTTAATTCTGGTGTACAGCCAGGAGATGTTGTAGTTAATTTAAGCACTGGGCAAACAACAAATGTAAGATATCTAAATCCATCAAATACAGATACATTAATACTGGAGTCTAATATATTTCCAAATGCAGGAGATTCATATACAATTTTAAGTACTAGACAAGGTGTAAATGAATGTGAGAAAGTTACAAACAAGAAGATTACACAGCTTAATATGTCTAACTTAACGAAGCCTACAGAGTTGTTTCCAGCTTATTCTCAAAATGGTGAGATTATACAGGTGTATCCTGAGAACTTTCAGTGGGGTGCAAACGTAATTAACTCTGGTGAAACGACAGCTGGTAGAATATTATGTCAATATATTAGATATCCTAAAGACCCTAAGTGGACTTATGCTAATTTAGTTGGAGGTGAACCATCGTTTAATCAATCAGATGCTTTGTATCAAGACTTTGAGTTACCTTTAGAAGACGAACCAACATTAGTAAATAAAATATTACAATATGCTGGTATGTCGATTAGAGAAGTTCAAGCTATTCAGTTTGGGCAATCAATGGATATTAGAGAAGAACAAAATCAGAAATAATGGCATACTTAACAGAATATCAATATTACGAGAATACAGGAAACCCTAATACAGAAGATGCTAATTGGGGTTCATATCAATATGTAAGCTTATACGACATTGTCAATAATTTTATGTTGATGTATGCTGGCAACCATAGTTTAGTAAACAACGAAGAAAGATATAGAATTTTGTTTCATGCAAAGAGAGCTATACAGGAACTAAATTATGATGCATTCAAAGAGCTTAAGGTTTTAGAACTAGACGTGTGTGACACATTACGTTATGTTTTACCTCCAGACTATGTAAATTGGGTAAGAATATCTTTATATAAAGATGGTGTTCTTAGACCACTTACAGAAAACATTCAAACAAATTGGAGTGACGCATATCTTCAAGACAATAATTGTAGAATATTATTTGACCATGATGGAAACATTTTAAAGCCGTCTACATCAACGATTGACTTGCAGAGGATAGAGGGTACTAAGAAAAGTATTTACCTCAATGAGCAAAGCCCTTACAACAATAGAGAGGGGTATTGCGTAGATGGGGATTGGTATTTTGATTATGGTATAGGAGCTCAGTATGGATTAAATACTGAAACTGCAAACTTCAATCCAACGTTTAAAATAAATAAAAAGGCTGGCGTTATAAACTTCAGTTCAGACATGGCAGGTGAGTTGTGTATTCTGGAATATGTTTCAGACGGCATGGAAGCTGGAGATGACTCTCAAATTAGTGTCAATAAATTATTTGAAGAATATGTTTATGCTTACATTCAGTTTGCTATATTGAATGCTAAGTTTGGTGTACAAGAATATGTTGTTGCTAGAGCAAGGAAAAGGAGCTCTGCGTTACTAAGAAACGCTAAGCTTAGAATTAGTAATATACATCCAGGCCGTTTGATACAGAATATCAGAGGAATGGATAAGTGGATAAAGTAAGATGGCAGAAACTACTAGAAATTTTATTGCAGGACGCATGAATAAAAGCGTTGATGAACGCTTAGTGCCAAATGGCGAGTATGTTGATGCGATGAATATTAGACTTGGTTCTACTGAAGAATCTGAAGTTGGTTCAGTTGAAAACACAAGAGGTAATCAACAGCTAACTTCTTTGAGTTATAATGGTGTTCCTTTAAGTTCACAAGCAAAATGCATTGGTGCTTATGAAGATGGGCAAAGAGAAACATTGTATTGGTTTGTTCATGACCCTGCTCATAGTACAGCTGGTATAGTAGATTTAGTTGTGTCATATAATGTTCAATTAAACTTGCTAACGTATCACGTTGTTACAGCTGATGCTGTACAAACTGTATTAAACTTCAATGAAGATTTTTTAATAACAGGTGTAAACAGAGTTGAGGATTTATTATTCTGGACTGACAACTACAACCAACCTAGGTTTATAAACATCACTAGAAACTATGACGCTAACTCACCTGATTTAGAAGAGCAGCTATTGGTAATTAAAAAGCCACCAGTTGCAGCTCCATCATTTGAGTTAACAAACTTATCTGGTGAAGAAAATTTTATAGAAGAAAGATTTATAACATTTGCTTACAGATATAGATATGAAGATGGTGAGTACTCTGCTTTATCACAGTTTACAGAACCAGCTTTTGTTCCCAAAGGATTTGATTATAAAATAGAATCAGGTCTGAATGAGGGAATGACAAACGCATTTAATAATGTTAAAGTTACTTACAATAGTGGAGGACCTTTGGTAAAAGCTATTGAAGTTGTTTTTGCTGAAACCACATCTAGTGTTATAAA